GGATCGGCTTCGCGCTCACGGGAGTGTTGTCGTAGGCGATGGTCATGATCGGGACGTCGTCGAGCAGCGACATGGCAACGATCATCATGGCGGTCAGCGGCGCAAAGTCGAGAAAGATGGTGGAGAGCACGACCACGAACATGATGTCCATGAGCAAGCGTTGATTCTATTGGGAGATTCGCCCGTATGTCGCGTTTATGTCGTATGCAGGCCGAGGGCGCGCTCGGCGGCGACGAGCTCGGCCCCGTCATCACCGCGCGGGAATAGGTGCCCGTAGGTGTCGAGCGTCATGACGATGGAGCTGTGGCCGAGTCGAGCCTGCACCATCTTGGCCGGTAGCTCGAGCCCGCCGTCGACCTTTCGGTTGATCCACCAAGATGCGTAGAAGTGGCGCAAGGCGTGCAGGCCGGGGTACTTGGCTCGGTTGTTTGCGGTCACCACGCCCGCGGCGAGCTGCGCCGGAATGAGCGCGCTGCGGATGATGCTCTTGTGGTGGCTGATGCGCCCGGTGCTGGTCGGAAATACGAGCCCGAGCTCGCTCCGCGGACAGGCTAGCCTCCAGGTCCGCAGGGTGTTGCTCGTGAAGGGACCGAGCGGGATGGTGCGCTCGCCGGCGCGGGACTTCGGCTTGCCGATGGCGAGGTAGCAATCGGCGCGCTGGCGCACGTGGAGCTCGCCCCGCTTCAGGTCGATGTCATTCCAGGTGAGGCCGCGCAGCTCACTGGCGCGCAGCCCGGTGAAGGCCGCCACCACCAGCAGCGGCCGCCAGCGGTCCGAGCCAGCTTGAACGATGCGCCGGATCTCATCGGGGGTGGGGATGTCGCGGCCAACTTCGACCTTGCGCTGGTCGCGCTTGTTGCCGTCGATGCGGACGCTGGTGGCGACGTTTTGGGCGACCGTCCCGCGGCGCTGGGCGTCGCGCAGGGTCGACTTGAGGGTGCCGAGCACTTTGCGCGCCATTGGCCGGGAGAGCGCGCGCAGGAGGTCGTCGCGAAAGGCATCGATCCGCGGGGCGGTGAGGCGGGCGAGCCGCTCGTTACCGAGCCTTGGGGCAATATGCAACGTGACGTGCCCACGATAGGTCTTCAGGGTTATACGTTCGCGCCCCTCGAGCTCGACCCGGCTCAGCCAGTCCTCCGCCGCCTCGGCGACGGTGATGCTGGCGCCCACCGCCGTGTGCACGCCGGCGCGGACCTCAGTCTGCACCTGCGTCTCGTAGGCGTCGGCGTCGCGCTTCTTCTCGAACGTGGCGATGCGTTGCGTCCCCGCCTGGTCGGCATAGGCGACGACCCACGCCGCGCGGGATTCGCCGCTTTTGGTTTTCCATACACGCCGGCGAACAGACATTTTAAGCCCTGAAAGGAAGTGCGTTTTCGAGCCGGCTGAAAATGCGGGTGAGGTTGTAAGTGCAGAACCACTTGTCGCGGTTCTCGGCCACCAGCTTCAGCATCTCGTTGGATGCCGAGGCGAACGGGGTGGGTTGCTGGAGCTGGATTACTGCGAGCGAAATCGGAGATCTCCGCGCCCACGGTGCGGACATCACGTTCGACCACAGGCACAAGAAGTAGGGCTGGCCGCTTTGAGCTTCATGGCTGGTCACGAGTTCAATTGTGCTGGCGATGTTTCGCCAGTTGTTCTTGAGGCTGGCTACAATGAGGGTCGGGTCGAGCCCCAGTTCTGCGAGGATAAGGGCGATAAGCCACTGGGCGACCTGGGAACGACTGTAGCGCACGCGCTTCCTGCCTTTTTCAAGATTCACCAGACCGAGCTTCTGCAGGTGCTTCAGCCGTCCGCGGAGTGCGCCGCGTTGGTGCATTAGTCCGACGTCAAAGGCTCGCGCCAGAGCCGTCTCGGCTTCGGCGTATGAATAGGCTGGTGCTTCAAATCTGTACAATTCTGTACGAACCATTTCGCGAAAATGGCGCACCGGCGTGGAAAAATCAAGTTCGAACCACCGCGATACTCTTGCAATTTATTCAAGGGTGTGCAAGGAGTAGATTTACTCCAAATCATTCCCCCATGGCCGATCAATCCGATCTGGCCAGCGATCTGCTGCACGGTGGCTCCGAGATCGCGCTGGTGATCTACGGCAAGAACGACAAAGCGACGGTTCGTCGGCTTTACCATGAGCAGAACCGCTGGCCCATCTTCAAGCTCGGCGATAGCGGCGTCTTTTACGCCCTGCGTTCGAAAATCCAGGCCCATCTTGAGGCCAAAAGCGCTGAGAAAGAGACCAAGATTCTTGCGGCTGCCTCGTCTGCTGCAGCCTTGAAGGCCGCCAAAGCCAAGGCCAAGCCGCAACGCCGCCGTCCTGTGCGCTCTTCTTCCAACGAAGCTGGCTAAAAAGCCGGAAGCCCAACCGGCGCGAGTGGTTCAGACGCCGGCGGGCTTCTCGGTGAAATCTCCGAGTCGGTAAACCCCAGGAGATTGTTTGTGTCAAATAACGGTTTTTCCACAGAAATCAACGGCAACGGCAGTCTGACCCGTGAGCGGTTCGAGGACGCCGGCGTGCCGGTGGGCGACACGGCCTTGCCCGTCGCCACCACCGAGTTCGGCAAGAACGTCCGGTCGAAGGCATTTTTCGAGAGCGCTATCGACGCTTCGTGGCAGAAATCCACCCAAGGCATTTTCGACACTGGACGTTGGCTGCAACAGGCTCGCGAGGAACTGGACCGCCATGTCTACAATGCCTTGCGACTGCCGTTCTCCGTCAGGACCCGCAACCGGCTGATTGCGATCGCAGCGCATCCGATCCTCGGGACACATGTGTCCCAACTGCCGCCATGCTGGGGCACCCTCTACGCGCTGGCTGAAATTGACAATCACGACCTCCTTCGAGCTGCCCTCGCGGACGGGCGAATTCATCCCGGCCTGCAGCGCAAAGACATTCGCACCGAGGTCTTGTGCTTACCGCCGAACCCACCGCGGGGAACAGAGACGCCAAGCGATCCAATCGCAACGTGGAAGACATTTTCGCAAGCCGACAAAAGCAAAATCCTTGATCGCGAAGGCCGCCGCGGGTTGGCGGCGCTCGTGTCGCCAAAGCTCATGCGCGACCTGGTAATGCACCTCGCCGCGCTAGAGGCATTCGATGCCTCGACGGAATTGGACAAGGCGATGAGCCTGACGGCAATCCTGCGAAACATCCTCGCCATCGAGAACAGCGACGATCTGATGGAACGCCTGCGAGCGAGGCTCAAAAAGTTCGGTCTCGAAATTAACGACGTCTCGATCGCGCTTCCGAAAGACCGGGCGTCGATCAAGGCATGGTCCTGGCGTCAGGTGGCGCCCGACCGCGTCGAATTTATCTGCACGCACTGTCACTGCGTCCGCGGGATTGTCCGCTTAGCGACGCGAGCACGGCGGTGATGGTGTCATGGCTGAACACGAACCCTGCATCGGCGCCACATCGGATTGGTACACGCCGCCGGAAATCTTCAAGGCGCTCGATCTCCTCTTCGATCTAGATCCTTGCTCGCCTGGTCCGGGGCATTGGGTGCCCGCGAGGGAAATCTATACCGTCGAAGATGATGGGCTCCGTCAGCCATGGCATGGGTTGGTGTTCATGAATCCGCCGTTCGGCGGCAGGAACGGCCACGTCCCCTGGCTAGTAAAATTCCTCGACCACGGGAACGGCATCGCCATCGTGCGCGCCTACACCTCGTCCGGCTGGTTTCACCAGCATGTCGTCCCGCGCGCCGAGCTGCTCTGCTTCCCGAAAGGGAAAACGAAATTCATCCGCCCGGACGGGTCTATCGGCAAAGAGCCCGGCCACGGCGTGGTGCTGATCGGTATGGGTGACGTTGCCTGTGCCGCGCTCCGCCGCTCAGGCATCGGCTTCTGCGCACGCATCATAGATCCGTCAGCTGGCGTCAATGTTCCGCTTCCTCTCGGACCAATGGGAGCGGCGGCATAGCGCCCCGAACATGTCATGAGTCAGCGCGTCAGCGGATACGAGCGAAAGCCGGATGAAGCCTACGAGACGATCGCCTGGCCGATCGTCGCGCTGCTCTTGTATCTGGGCCCGATCCGGCGCGCCTGGGATTGCTGCGACCGTAACTCCGGCCAACTGGTCGCGACGCTACGCGCGCGCGGCATCGAGGCCATCGGCACCGCGCAGGATTTTCTAACCGTCGCCGCAGTCCCAGCCGACGTCTCTGACCTGATCACGAATCCGCCCTACGGCGAGAACCGCCGCGGCGAGTTGGCCGTGCGCTTCATCGAACACGCGCTCGACCTCGAAGTGCCGCGCGTCGCGATGCTCCTACGCAACGACTTCGACAGCGCCATCACCCGCCAGCATCTATTCAGGGACTGTCCGACGTTTGTCCGCAAAATCGTGCTGCTCAACCGCATCAAGTGGTTCGAGGGCCCGTCGTCTCCTTCTGACAATCACGCGTGGTTTTGTTGGGATCGCGCGCACACAGGGGCGCCGATCATCCGCTACGCCACGCGGAAGGAGGCGTCATGAAAATCTGCGGTATCGATCCCGGCATCCGCGGTGGGCTCGCCATCGTCATGGTGAACGACAGCGCGGCGCCACAGCTGATCGACGTGCTCGACGTGCCGGTGATCGGCACCGGCGCCAAGGAGCGCGTCAATACGATGCTGGTGCGGGACTGGCTCGCTCAGCACAAGCCGGATCACGCGTTGATCGAGCGCGCCGGTTCGATGCCACGCCAAGGCATCGCGAGCACTTTCAAATATGCGCGTGCCGTCGGCAGTCTCGAGACCGTCGTCGCCTGCAGCGACATCGCTTACAGCCTCGTCGAGCCGAACATCTGGAAAAAGGTTTTTGGCCTGCGGGGCAAGGACAAAGAAAGCGCGCGCCAGAAAGCAATCGCGATATTCCCGGCCGCGCACGCCTTGTTTGCCCGGAAGAAGGATCACCAACGCGCAGAAGCGGCTCTCCTCGCAATCACACCGATACCAGGAATGACCCTGTCAAAGGCCGCCTTGGCCGCGGAGTCAGTCGCATGAATGCTTTTCTTGAGTTCGCCGAAAAACAAACGCCGGCATCGGTCAAGGCGCGCCAACGCGCTGCTGAAAAGCGGCGCACAACGGAGTCCAAAAAGGCACTCGCCGAACGCGATGACCTGTTTCGTCTATGGAAGCGGTGGCGGCGCGAGCGGCTCGAAACGTTGCTGGCTGGACCGCACGGCGACGCCGCCCGCGAGCTGGTTGCATTCCTGCAAGCAATGACACTCGACGACGGGGCACGTCTGGTTGAATTCGTCCGCGCCGCCGGCTGGGAGCGCACCGACGCCGACACGAAATTCGAGATCCTGTCGCTAATCAACGCCACGATCACCGCGCTGCGCGAACGCGCCAAATTACCACCGATCAACGATGCGCTGCCAGACGAAGAACCGACCGCGTTCTTGATCATCCGGGAAATGTTCCGATGAAAACCGCCGCCGCGCGAACGACAAAGCGTCGCGTCGAGCCCGTGCCCGACGCGCGACCCTATGCGCGCAAGCTATTTGCACAGCTCGCCCAGCACTTCATCATGCCCGCCGGCGATCTCGATGAAAGCGGTCTGATCTTCGACATCGAGACCGACGGACTGCTCGACGCCGTCACCAAAGTGCACTGCATCTGCATCATCGCACTCAACGACGATCGCGTGCACGAATACGGCCCCGGGCAGATTGCGGACGCGCTCGCACATCTGGCGCGCGCCGGCACCCTAATTGGGCATAACGCTCAAAGCTATGACCTGTCGGTGCTGCGCAAGCTGTATGGATGGGCTCCGCCGTCCGCGTGCCGAATCGTCGACACGCTGATCGCCGGGCGACTGATCCTGCCGCACCTCGATCGCGTCGACGGTGAGGTTGCGTCGCGGGCGAAAGACGCCGCCTTCGGCCGGATACGCGGAAGGCATAGCCTCGAAGCTTGGGGCGTGCGGCTCGGCGCGGCGAAGATCGGCGCCGAGATCGAAGACTGGGCCGAGTGGTCCCCCGAGATACAAGCCCGCTGCGTCGGCGACGCGGGCATCAACAAACGACTCTGGCAATTCTTGCAGCCGGGCGGTTACCCGCGCGCAACGCTCGACCTTGAGCACGCCGTCGCCGCCATCTGCGAGCGGATCACCGCGGACGGCGTGCCGTTCGATATGCAAGCAGCGGAGCGGCTGGGCGAGTCCTGGAAAGCACGGCGAACCGAGCTCGCGGAAAAACTGCGCGCCAAGTTTCCGGCACTGAAGAACCCCAATTCACGGCAACAGATTGGAGTGCTGCTCGAAGCGCGCGGCTGGCAACCGAAGAAGCGGACCGAGAAGACCAAGCGACCAGTCATCGACGACGAACTGCTCGAATCCATCTCCGAGATTTATCCGGAATTCGCGGGGCTGTCGGAATATCACCTGCTCGGTCGACGGCTTGGATCGCTGGCGAATGGCAAAGAGGCGTGGATCAAGCACGTCCACGCCGACGGTCGCATCCACAGCGGCCTGATGCATATCGGCACCCCGCACAGCCGGGCCAAGCACTTTCGACCCAACATGGCCGGGGTGCCAAACCCCAAGAAAGGCTCGGCCTTCGGCACCGAGTGCCGCGCGCTGTTTCGCCCCTCCGGCGACTGGGTGATCGTCGCCTGCGATCAGGCGACGCTACAGGACCGCGGGTTCGCGCACTACCTCGCCGCCTACGACGACGCGCCTACGCACAGACGCTCGTCGACGGAAAGTTGGACCAGCACTGGCACACGGCGACCGCGCTCGGCCTGGTCTTGGAAGCGCGCGACAAGAGCAACAAGGTGCACACCGTAATCCGCGAAGGCGCGAAGGTCTTCCGCTACGCGTTCCTCTTCGGCGCCGGCGACGAGCGCTCGGGGCAGAACATCGCGGACATCGTGCACGCGGCGGCGGCCGTCGCGCCAGAGAGCACGCTCTGCGAAAAAATCCTGGCCGGGCACAAACATCCGAGTGAGGCCATCCTGCGACAGATCGGACGGCGGGCGCGGGAGAAATTCATCGCGGCGACCCCCGGCCTGCGCGCGCTGCGCCAAAAGCTCTCGGCTGAGCACCGGCGGAACGGCTGGATCGAAGGGCTCGACGGACGCCGCGTTCCCACCGAGGCCGACTACAAGGCGCTCAACCGCATCGTCACCGCGTCCGAAGCCGTCATCTGCAAGCGCTGGCTTAATGATGCGTATAACGAGCTCTGCGCGCGCTTCCGCTACGGTCCGAATGGTGACGCCTATCTCGCGCTGTGGATCCACGATGAACTCGTAGTCTGCTGCCGACCGGCTATCGCGAATTCGATCGGCGAGCTTCTGGTTCGGCATGCACGGAAGGCCGGCGAGCCCTACGGCTTCCGCGTGCCGCTCGATGCAGAATTCAAAATCGGGCGCGATTGGGCCGGCACCGCATTAGAGCCCGCAGTGAACTTGGCGCCGGCGCCGCCCGCCACGATCCAAGACATGGCCGATGAGGTCGCAGCGTCCGAGCGCGAGTTCCGTCCGACACACTCGCCGATCGCCACCGCGACGCCTGCGGCGCCCTCGCCGATTGCCACTGCTCTCGTCGCCGAAGAGGAGGTCGTCTATGTTGACGATTTTTAGGGCGGCCCTCGACGACTACGCGCAGAGCCTCTACGGCCCCGGCAAGGACCGAGTATTTACGCTCGGCGCCAGCGATATCGGCCAATGCAGCCGCAAGATTTTCTTCATCAAGCACGGCGGCGAGCGCAATCCGGGATACGTCGATACCTGGGGCGCGATACTGCGCGGCCAGATCATCGAACAAATGTTCTGGGTACCGGCGCTGCGCGCCCGCTTTGGCGCAAATCTGAAATTCGTCGGCGATCGGCAGCGGCAGTTCAAACGCGGCTTCATCTCAGCGACACCCGACGCGCTGCTCACCAACGCTCCACGCGATATCCTGGCGCCGCTTGGCGTCGTGGATATCGAGAACGACTGTCTGCTGCTCGAATGCAAATCGATCGACCCCCGGGTCAAACTCGACGCCCCCAAACCCGAGCATCGCTATCAAGCCATCGTCCAGCTCGGCGTCGTACGCGAAACCACCGAGTACCAACCCTGTTTCGGCGTTCTCACCTATATCAACGCCAGCTTCTGGCACGACATCACCGAATTCGTCATTGGCTTTGATCCTCAGGTCTACGCCAGCGCCAAGGTGCGGGCCACTAAAGTGCTCACCGCGCGTTCCGCATCCGAACTACCGCCGGAAGGTTGGATCGCTGGCGGCAAGGAATGCGAGCACTGCCCATTCAGCAAAGCTTGCGGCATCGAGCGCCGCACCATCGCGCCAAATGGCAATGATTATGCCGATCCGCAGTTCGCCGCCGAGATGCGCGAGCTCGCCATCGCTTACAAGGCGCGCTAGGCCGACGTCGATGCCGCCGAAGCGCGGCTGCGCGCAGCCCAATACGAGATCAAGGAACGTCTGCGCGTCAAGCAGCTGCGCCGAATCGCCGGCGACGACTTCTCGGTGACCTGGACCCCAGTGAAGGGGCGGCAAGGCTACGACATCAAGGCGCTGAGCGCGGCCGCAGCCGGCGCCGGCGTTGGCGTTCAAGAATTCGAGACAGGCGCCACTCCCGGCGATCGGCTCGATGTCCGCGTGCGCGAAGCACGCTCTTAGCAAAAGGAAACTCCGTCATGAACGAAGACGACAACAAGGTACCGCTCGTACCGGGTAAGAACCCGTTCGAAGACTACGCCGACCGTGTGGACAATCAGATGCTGCTCGGTCGGCTCCTGAAGTTCACCAAAGGCGATTGGCTGATCGGTCGCGACGGTGAGGAATGCCCCCACAAAGAGTTGGTCGCGCTCATGCCCGGGCTGATGCACGGCTGGCTGCGGTGGGAAGACAACTTGGCAGTCGAGCACATCATGGGCTTGCTCATGGAAGGCTTCGTCCCGCCTGCACGCGACACGCTCGGCTACACCGACAAAACGACGTGGGAGCTCAACGACGACAAGCCACAAGACCCCTGGTCGCAAGGCGTTTACCTGCCAATGATCACGATCAACGGTGAAACCATTTACACGTTCGCGACCTCGAGCGACGGTGGCCGCCGCCGTGCGATCGCCCCGCTCTGTCGCGAATACGGCAACCGGATGCGCCAACACCCGGATGAATTGCCGGTCGTTGGGCTCGAGCAGGACTCATACCAGCATCCCAATCGCAGCATTGGGCGGGTGAAATATCCGCTGTTGCCAATCAAGCAGTGGGTCAAGGCCGAGCCTTACCTCGCCGCCGTCATGACGCTCACCGGCAAGTCACTGAAGCTGCAGCTACCCGGGAAAGCAGCGTGATCTCGCAACCATGGGCAAACCCGATCTGCTTGCTGCCAGCAGATCGGGCCCCCGCCCTTCGCGCGCGTAACCAGAGGGATTGTCATGAGCGCCGCGCACCCCGCCACCGAATTCATCGTCGCGCTATTCGGACCACACCAGAATGGTCGCGTCTACATCGCCAGCTTGCCCAATATCAAGAATGCGAGCGAAGCCGAAGAAAAGCACATCCTCACCCGTAGCTCGGCTCAGATCGCCGATTTCACTCGCCGCCATGATCAGCCGGGGGAAGGCTGCTTCTTCTGCGTCAATCCGATCAAGGACAAGGCTACGCGTCGCGCTGAAGAGACGGTGATCCTGATCATCTGCGCACACGCTGATATTGACTTCAGCAAGGTCGAAGAAACGCCGGAAGAAGTCGAGCGCATCATCGCTGGCCTGTCGTTACCGCCGAGCCGGGTGCATCACTCCGGGCATGGGCTACACATCTACTGGTTCTTGAAGATCGCGATCGCGGCCACGCGGGAGAACAACGCTCGGCATAAGCGCTTATTGCACCAGCTCGCCGACATTCTCGGCGGCGACCCTGCCGCTTGTCTGATACCGCAGCTGATGCGGCTGCCTGGCACCATCAATTCCAAGAACGACGAGCGGCATGAGGTGCGTGTGCTCAGCGACCATACCGAACTGCGCTACGAGCTCGCCGACCTCGAGCAATGGGCCGCCGCTACCCAGGAGCCGCTACTCCATCGCAAAAGCGCGATCGGCAAGACCGGCAACGGCGCCAGCCCTGACAATCCATTCTTAGCCTTCGCCGCGGCGTATATCGACGAGGCCCCGCTCGACGTCGACCAGCTCCTGGCCGACATGGTCTATCTCGGCGCCGACGGCGGTGGCAATGCCCACAATACCTTGCTGCGCTGTAGCGCTGCACTGCTCACCCGCGGTGAGAAACGCGAGGTTGTCATCGAGCGTTGCCTCGCTGCCCTCGCCCTCGCCGTCATACGTTCCGGACTGACAATCGACCCCACGCGCGAACAAGCAATCATTGCGAAGATGTGCGACGACTGGATTACAAAACATCCACCGGAGGACCCGTCTCCTGCGGATGATCCGTCAACGAAAACGAACGATAAGCCCAGCGCGAACATACCTGCTGAACCGACAACGGCTCCGGTAGACCTGTGGAGCACGTTCGATCCGCCGCGCTTGCCGCATGGGCTGCTGCCATCCGTGATCGAAGACTTCGCCTTTGAGCAAGGCGTCGCCATGGGTACGGACCCTGCCGGTCTCGCTGTCGCTGCGTTGGCGGTTTGCGCTGCCGCTATTCCCGATAGTGTCCAACTCCGCGTCAAGCGCTACGGTGGATGGTATGAAGCGACTCGGTTGTGGGTTGGGCTGGTCGGCGATCCGAGTACGAAGAAGACCCCCATAATCAATCAAGCCGTACGCCCGCTCGAACGCATCGACGCCGCGCTATGGCACACCTACGCCACCGCCAAGGCGGAGTGGGACGCGCTGGACAAGGAAACGAAGCGCGCGACACCGCCACCGCCACAGATTCGTATCAAGCTCGACGACGTCACCGTCGAAGCGGCCCAGGAGGTTCTGCGCGACAGCCCCGACGGCGTACTGTACCATCGCGATGAACTGTCAGGCTTCTTCGGGTCGATCGATAAGTACGCCGGCCATCGCGGAGCGGCCAACGACCGCGGCTTCTGGCTGTAAGCCTACAACGGCGGTCCCTACACCTTCGATCGTGTCAAACGCGGCTCCGGACGCATCGAGCATTTATCAGTCTCAGTGCTCGGTGGTATTCAGCCCGAGCCGATGCGCAAGCTGGCCGCGGATACGATAGACGATGGACTGATCCAACGCCTCGTCCCGATCATGCTGCAACCAGGAGGGATCGGCCGCGACGAGGAACTGTCGAGCGCGGTAGAGAATTACGAGAGCTTGGTGGAGCAGCTACACCAGATGCAGATCGGCGACGTGGCGCTCGATGACGCTGCCCGCGAACTCCGAGAGGAGCTGGAACGCAAGCAGCACAATGAATTGCCTGCGATCAACCTCATCAACAAAAAGCTCGCGGCGCATCTCGGGAAATACGACGGCATCTTCGCCCGGCTCTGCCTGTTGTGGCACTGCATCGAAAACTCACACACCGCGGTCCCGCCGCAAGTCGGCGCGGTATGTGCCCGCCGGGTGGCGGACTTTCTGTCGCGGTTCTTGGCACCGCACGCCATCGCGTTCTACACCAACATCTATGGCCTGTCGGACGACCACGACCGGCTCGCAGCAGTCGCCGGCTACATCTTGGTGCACAAGGTGGAGCGACTGACGAACCGCGTCATCCAGCGCGGCGACAGCACAATGCGCGGGCTAAAGCGCCACGATATCGAGAATATCTGCCACCAACTCGACGCGCTCGGGTGGGTCACGGAAGCGCAGCGGAAGCGCGTCAACGACCCGCCGCGCTGGGACGTGAACCCGGAAGTCCATCGCATTTTCCAGAAACGTACGAAGCAGGAAACGGAGCGGCGCCAGCGGTGGCGCGAAATCATCCACGCGAAAACCCGACCGGAAGAGGAAGAAGATACATGACACGAAGCAACGACCGCATTTTTGCGGCGCTGCCGGATCTTTACCCGGATAGGCATTTGGAAATTTGCCAAAGCTGGATAGTAGCGCGCGTACAAGAGCTTAAGCGCGAGGACCCGAGTCGCTCCAAAAAGGATTGCTGGCGCACCGCAAGCAAGGAATGGAGCGAACTGCGACGACAACATAAACGCGAACAGAGGGAGAAAAGCCGCGCTGCTGGTCATTGATCGGGCGCCGCACCGCACGAAGACGAGAAAGAGTGTCGCAAGTGTCCCTTAAGAGTGTCGCAAGTGTCCCTTGTGCACCCGAGAGGAAGGAGGCAAATACCCCTCTTTTTTATTTAGGACTCTTTTCCCCCTCACACCCGGGAGGGACACTTGTGACACCGCCGGGGCAATTGCGGTGGAAGCGATGCGGCGCGCGGCGCGGCAGCTTCGCGGATGCCAAAACAGGAGAATGTGCAATGAGCGTACCCTTCCGCCAATATCAGCGGCCCAACGCGCGCAAGCGCGAGGTCGAAATTGAGATGCTGCCAGAAGTCGAGGCGCTCGCGCTCAAGTTCATCCAAGGCGGCGGCCGGTTTGAATGTGAACAGGCTCCAAACCGGTCAGGCGAGTTTTACCGCAGTGCATGAAGTCGAGGGCGAGCCGGCGGACATTGTCAAGCTGCTCAGCCAGTTGCGGTGATCCATGGTATTGTGAGCCCCTGATATCGAACGCCTACGTGGCTAGCGCGCCGGCTGATTACTCCAGTTGGCCTGGCGCCGGCCGGGCCCAGGGCTTAGAGGGAACCTGTGTTTGCCGAGTATGGCAGCAACGACCGGCGGCCTCTGTCCTGGCGCCCCCCAATGCGGGGTTATTAAGGCGAAGAACTATGAATGAGGACCGGCCCCCTCGTGTCAGCAGTGCGCCGCGCTGCGAGCCGAGTTGGACAAAGTTCGACGGGAGCGCGACGCGCTGCGCGAGCGGCGTGCCGCTGGTGCCCTATTTCGGGCCATGCTCGAGCGAGCGATCCGCAAGTCGAGAGCGGGAACCTGGCAAGTCGGTTGCAGTGAGGAGAGCCGGGCTAGGCGCCGTACGCCGCGCACAGGTGCGCGAGCAACGTCCATCCGGAACGCTGGCCGCGCCGGTGAGACGGACCAGGCCAAAGGTCTCTCCACTCCCTGAGTTCTGAGTGATCCATGACCCGCGGCGGAACTCCAGACCCCAAAGTTCCCTGGCGCAATTGGTACGGCCTGACCCGTTGGCAAAAGCGAAAGCGCCACCAACTCCGGCTCGAGCCGTACTGCAAGCTCTGCCGCGAGCGTGGCGTCCTCCGCGCCGCCGAAGTCGTCGACCACGTCCGGCACCACGGCGGTCGCTGGAATGACTTCTGGCTCGGTGAGCTGCAAAGCCTCTGCAAGCCGTGCCACGACGGCTCGAAGAAATGGATCGAGCAGAAAGGCTATGACCCGCGCTGGGTCGGCGATGATGGCTGGCCGATCGACCCCAACCATCCGGCCAATCGATGAGCCCGGACCTCCTCCTCCTTTCCTTCCTTTTGGGCAACCCTGGGAGGGGGATGGGCAGGGAACATGGTCGTGCCGCTTCTTGCCAAGCGGCAAATCGATGGGGGGCCCGTACAAAAATTTTGAAGTACAGCAAAGCTCGCGGCGCAGCAGCGGCCCGACAGGCACGCCCGCAGTTTGCAAATTTTTTTTGTTGAGGGGAAAACGTCCCGGTGACTGGCAGGTTTTCCGCGTTCACCAAAAGCGCTAAAGTCGCGCGACCCTTACACCAACGGAGACAATCATGTCCGGACCACCGCCAAAGCCACCCCATCTCGAGTTAATCCAAGGTCGCCCCGGCAAACGTCGGCTGCGCCATAGCATCGAGCCGCCCATTCCGCTGCAGCCGCCAGAGCCGCCCGCCTATCTTACCGGCCATGCCCTCGCTGTATGGTCTGAGCTTGCGGGCGAGCTCCACAAACTCGGCCTTCTTACTCCGCTCGATGTTTCCGTGTTTGCCACCTACTGCGATGCCGTCGGACGCTGGCGGACGGCTTGCGAGGTGCTTGAAGCGATGCCTGAAGGTGAGCGGTACACCACCCCGGCCGGTAGAACGCTGTTGCGGATCGAGCGCATGGCCGCCGATCAAATGGTGCGCCTCGGTAGCCAATTCGGCCTTTCGCCGATGAGTCGGCTGCGCTTGGCGGTTCCACCACCGCGGCCGCCAAGCAAGTTCGACGGCTTGATCGGTTAACCGCCAGGGGTGTTTGGGCTTACCGTCTCTGCTCGAGCAGCCTTGACGGGGGGTTACTAGGCGCCGTCGCATCCACCACGGCTGCCGCTCTTGTTCCTGGCGCTCCCGACGCTGCCGCGACCGGTTGACCGTTGCGCGCTGCTCGTTGCGGCGCGAAAGCCTGTGTGTCAGCGCGACGCGAGTTGAGCCCGTAGCCCTGTTTTCCCTTACTCATTCGAAGCCGCTTGCCTTGATTGACCTAGGTACGTTTGTCCCTGTGTTCTCTAACGGTCCCTCGATCAAGTCGGTCCAATTCTTTGCGAACTTCACCTGCTCGCCAAGCTGCCGCCGGCGGGC